CCCGATAGAATAGGGCTTAGGGCTATTTGTGGATATTGTGGACAATTATATTTAGTTATATAGCTAAAGGTTGTATATTTGTTGTATTTACGCCACGAATGTTATAAGCCAGCGATTTAAAATGCGCGTCCAAAGTGTCCACGTTGTCCACAAATTACCTGCTTTTTCGCGCCCGCCGCCAGTTCAAACCAAAATGGTTGTGGATAGTGTGGACAATCTTAAAACCCATAGCCCACAATGTCCACAAGTGTAAGGCCGCGCCCCGTGGACAATCCACAATGCCCACGCGCCCGCCAGCAAAAAGCAAAAAGGGAAAACGCCACGCGCCCGCCGCGCTATTCGCGCCCGCCCGCTAAGCCTTATTCTATATAGCTCTATGCAATTAATCGCCCGCTAAGCCTTATAGCTTGGGGCTACCTAGGGTTTACCCACCCCCCTAGGGCCTTGCGCCCGGCTGTTGTGGCTGGGGAGGTATCACGAACAATTTTTTTTCTATTAGCAGACGCGCCCCCAAGCTTTTTAATTTTTATTTTTTATTAAAAAGTGATAACATCCGAGTCATGTTCCAAAGCTTCCCCTACGAACCTCGCAAGCTCGAAGCCACCGAAGCGCGATTAGAGGCGATAATAAAAGCCGCTAAGCTCGGCCTTAAGGGTGACTCTTTAGCTTTAGCGGCTGGCATGACGCCAACCGAGTACCGCCAATTAGTGTTGTTTGATCCCATTGCTGAATACGCTGAACTCAAAGGGAGGGCAGAAGGTGAACGTGAAATGGCCGAAGTCTTGCATACTGCTGCAAAAGAAGGCGACACCAAGTCAGCCCTCGCCATCCTGCAACACCAACACGGCTGGGTCGCCAAACAACAACTCTCTATCGACGTTGATCAGCGCATCTCAATCACCGCTGCTCTCGAACAAGCGCAGTCAAGAGTCATTGACGCTCTTACAAGCCAAGAAGCAGAAGTTGTAGAGTACAAACCAATTAAACAAAAGAGTCTAAAAGCAGCCTAAATGCAAACTACCCGCTATTCCGCGCAAGATGAACAAGAACTCATGGCACGGTTGTGGAGTCCAGCTATTAAAGACAATCCACTAGCGTTCGTGATGTTTGCGTTCCCGTGGGGGCAAACTGGCACTCCGCTAGAACACTTCACTGGGCCACGCAAGTGGCAGCGCCAGGTCTTGCAAGACCTAGCCGATCACATCAAAGCGAACAATGGCAAGGTGGACTTTGATGTTATGCGCCTAGCGATAGCGTCTGGCCGTGGTATTGGCAAGTCGGCACTAGTCAGTTGGCTAGTCTTATGGATGATGACAACACGCATTGGCTCGACAGTCATTGTTAGTGCTAACTCAGAATCACAGCTTAGGTCAGTGACTTGGGCTGAGATCACTAAATGGTCGTCCATGTCAATCAACACCTACTGGTGGGAGATATCCGCAACCCGCGTCATGCCTGCCAAATGGCTCACTGAACTAGTTGAGCGTGACCTTAAGAAAGGCACACGCTACTGGAACTTGGAAGGCAGACTGTGGTCGGCTGAGAATCCGGACTCTTTCGCTGGAGTCCACAACTATGATGGCGTAATGGTGGTGTTTGATGAAGCATCGGGTATTGATGACTCCATCTGGGCTGTTACTTCAGGGTTCTTTACAGAGAACACACCCAATCGCTTTTGGTGTTGTTTCTCTAACCCACGGCGTAATACAGGCTATTTCTATGAAGCCATTGAAGGTAGCAAACGGGACTTTTGGCAATCTAGGCAGGTAGATGCTAGAGATGTAGAAGGCACCGACAAGAATGTCTATAACCAGATCATTGAAGAATACGGCCCTGATTCTTACCAAGCGCACGTTGAAGTCTATGGTTCGTTCCCATCGGAAGGTGACGATCAGTTCATCTCATCCACGCTAGTAGATGAAGCCATGAAACGGGACAAATGGCAGGATGACTCCGCGCCCATCGTAATGGGTGTTGATCCAGCCCGCTTTGGCTCAGACTCAACAGTTATTGCGGTGCGTCAAGGCAGGGACATCGTGGAGATACGCAAGTTCAAAGGCGACGATACGATGGTTGTGGTTGGTCATGTGATTGAAGCAATTGAGCAGTATGAACCAGCAATCGTGGCAATTGACGAAGGTGGGCTAGGCGCAGGCGTAGTAGATAGATTGAAAGAACAACGCTACAAGATCAGGGGTGTAAACTTTGCAAATAAATCACGCAACCCTATGATGTACGGCAACATGAGGGCGCAGATTTGGGGGCAGATGAAGGATTGGCTCAAATCTGCAAGCATCCCCAAAGAAAAAACGCTTAAGACTGATCTGATTAGCCCGCTGATGAAGCCTGACTCTAAGGGTGCCATTTACTTGGAAAGCAAAAAAGACATGAAGGCTAGAGGACTAGCGTCCCCTGACAGCGCCGATGCTATTGCACTAACTTTTGCGTTTCCTGTTGCACATCGGGAAAGTAAAGGTACAATCCGAAAATCAACGTATCAATCACAGGGCGCAGCCCTTAACTCATGGATGGGATCATAATGGCAACTAAACCTGGACTCTACGCAAATATTCACGCAAAAGCTGCTCGTATCAAGGCGGGTAGCGGCGAAAAAATGAGAAAGCCGGGGAGCGCAGGCGCGCCCACAGCTAAAGACTTTAAGCAATCAGTTAAAACTGCTAAAAAAGGTAAGTAAAATGTGGAACACTGTTTTAGCAATTTTTAACTTTGGCCGTAAAAAATCTAAACTTAAGGAGCAGCCATGCCTCTCAAAAAAAGCCCCAGCAAAGAAGCCTTCCGTCAAAACGTCCGCGCCGAAGTCAAAAGCGGCAAGCCCGTCAAGCAAGCGGTTGCCATTGCGTACAGCGTCAAGCGTGAAGCCTCGAAAGGCAAAAGCAAAAAATGAGTCTAAAACCTCTAAGTAATTGTGTTTTAATTCGTCAAGACACAGAAAAATTATCTGAGTTAATAGTTTTACCCCAAAATAAATTATTTAGCGGTATCATAGTGGCAATTGGTGAAGGCAAGAAAAATCCGAAAGGACATATTGAGCCTATGAACGTCAAAGAAGGCGACCATGTGCTATTCGGTGAATTTTCCGGGCAAAAGGTCACAGTCGATGGCGAGGAACTGCTTATGATGCGTGAGCCTGATGTGATCGGAATACTAAATGGCGTATGACCAAACTTCAATGAATATCGTCGGCAAAGTAGCCGACGTAGGCAGTAACCCTACTACTACTCCAAATGAGCAGTCTGATACGCTTGCAACAATGCGCCATCGCTTTCAAATGGCGATGTCGGCGTACTCTGAATCAAGAGAAGATGAACTAGATGATCTTCGTTTTATGGCTGGTTCGCCAGACAATCAATGGCAATGGCCTGCTGACGTATTGGCAACGCGTGGCTCTGTTCAAGGACAGACTATTAACGCAAGACCTTGCCTAACAATTAATAAATTACCGCAACACGTCAAACAAGTTACTAATGAGCAACGTCAGAATCGACCCTCTGGAAAAGTAATTCCTGCGGACGATAAAGGCGATATTGAAGTAGCAGAAATATTTGAGGGTATGGTTCGCCATATCGAGTATATGTCTGACGCCGATGTAGTCTATGACACTGCTTGCGAAAATCAAGTAACGTATGGCGAAGGTTATTTTCGCATTTTGACTGAGTTTTGCTACGATGATTCTTTTGATCAAGACATTCGTTTAGGTCGTATTCGTAACGCGTTTAGCGTTTACATGGATCCAATGATCCAAGACCCTGCTGGTTGCGACGCTGAATGGTGTTTTATTAGCCAAGATATTGAAAAAGACGAATATGAGCGTCAATATCCTGATGCGGCGCCCATTACATCCATTATGTCCCAAGGTGTAGGCGATGATTCCTTAAGCCAATGGTTAAACGAAAACACAATCCGTATTGTTGAGTATTTTTACTATACACATACCCCAACTAAGCTTAATTTGTACCCAGGCAACCAATCGTTTTACGATGGCAGCCCTGAAGATAAGCAAATGAAACAAATGGGCTTAAAACCCATCAAATCTCGCACTGTAGATGTAAAAAAAGTCATGTGGATGAAGTCCAATGGCTATGAAGTGTTGCAAGAACAAGAATGGGCAGGCAAATGGATACCTGTGATTCGTGTAATTGGCAATGAATTTGAAGTAGATGGCCGTATTTATGTGTCCGGCTTGGTAAGAAATGCCAAAGATGCACAGCGTATGTACAACTACTGGGTATCCCAAGAAGCTGAAATGCTTGCCTTGGCTCCAAAAGCACCGTTTATAGGTTATGGCGGTCAATTTGAAGGATATGAACAACAATGGAAAACTGCAAACACGACCAATTGGCCGTATTTGGAAGTTAATCCTGACGTTACTGATGGATTAGGTGCAACTTTGCCGCTTCCACAACGCGCTCCACCTCCTTTGGCACAAACTGGACTTATCCAAGCCAAAATGGGCGCGTCTGATGATATCAAGTCCACAACTGGACAGTATGACTCGAGCTTAGGTGCCACAAGCAACGAACGCTCGGGGAAAGCTATTCTTGCCCGCGAACGCCAAGGTGATGTAGGTACATTCCATTACGGCGACAACCTGACTAAAGCAATTCGCTTTGCAACCCGTCAGTTAATCGACTTGATTCCCAAAATTTACGATACCGAGCGTATTGCTCGTATAGTAGGCGTAGATGGTGAAGTATCAATGGTTAAATTAAACCCTGAGCAACCTGAACCAGTTAAGAAAATTGTTGACCAACAAGGTATTGTGATTGAAAAAGTCTACAACCCTAGCGTTGGTGTGTACGATGTGGTAGCTACTACAGGCCCAGGCTACATGACTAAACGTCAAGAAGCTATGGAAGCAATGGCTCAGATTTTGCAAGGCAATCCTCAGCTATGGGCTGTTGCAGGCGATTTATTTGTTAAGAATATGGATTGGCCTGGCGCGCAAGAGATGGCTAAACGCTTAGAAAAAACCATTGATCCAAAACTTATGTCCAATACAGACGAAGATCCTGCTTTGCAAGCTGCTCAACAGCAGATTCAAGCAATGGGTCAAGAAATGGAAGGTATGCACCAAATGTTGCAAAACGTGGGTAAATCCATTGAAATGCAAGAGTTGGAACGTAAAGACTTTGAAGCGCAAATCAAGCTATTTGATGCTGAAACTAAGCGTTTATCAGCTATTCAAGCATCTATGTCACCCGAACAAATCCAAGATATTGTTATGGGAACCGTGCATGGAATGATGGTTAACGGCGATCTTGTAACTGAAATGCAACGTGATACCGCAATGGATATGCAAGAAGAAGATCAAAAAGAGATGCAAATGGAACAACCTATGCAACCGCAAGGTCAACCAATGCCGCCTGAACAAATGCCACCACAAGGGACGCCACAATGAAATGTTCTGATTTTGTAGGAATTTTGTTCCTAGCCCGTGATGTAACCCATTCGGTTCATTTAAATACCCGTAGCTACGCAAAACATAAAGCTTTGCAAAAATTTTACGAGAGTATTATTGATTTGGCAGACTCCTTTGCCGAGGCATACCAGGGACGGCATGGTTTGATTGGCCCAATTAGCTTAATGTCAGCTAAAAAGACTAGTAATGTCATTGAGTTCTTAGAATCACAGCTTGCAGAGATTGAATCTGTGCGATACGATGTTGTCGATAAAAGTGATAGTTCAATGCAACAATTGATTGATAATATCATTGAGTTATATCTTTCAACCCTTTATAAACTTCGCTTTTTGGCGTAAGGAACTGACATGGCACTATATAAACAATTATCTGCTACTAACCAAGTAAAAATTGGTGGCGGCAAACTATACGGTATTTCTGTATCTTCTACTTCTAGTGGTACTCTTGTCATTTATGACAGCGCTACTGCAAGTACAAACGATCCAAAAATTGCTAATACAATTACTGTAACCGCAGGCACACAATACCTTAGCTTCCCCGCTGGAATTTGGTTTAGCAAAGGTTTATATATTGTTGCTGCAAATACTATAGAATTTACTGTAGTTTACGAGTAATATACGGATTAAATCGTACTGGTGCGATACACCAGGGTTTCTTAAGGAAACATCGAAATGGACGAAAGTCAAGAAGTAGTACCAGCGGAAGTATCCGCGCCAGAGCAGGTGGCAACGGCTGCACCTGAACCTGAAGTAACAGCGCCGGAAGCAGCAGAGCCAGCAGCAGAAGCACCCAAGACCTTCTCACAAGAAGAACTTGATGCCGCTATTGGTAAAAGACTTGCTAGAGAGCAACGTAAGTGGGAAAGAGAACAGGCAGCTAGAGCGACAGAAGCACAAGCTCGAAAAGCCCCAGTAGAAATCCCGCCGATTGAGCAGTTTAATTCGCCTGATGAATATGCTGAAGTTTTGGCAGAACGTAAGGCAGAAGAATTGCTTGCTAGGCGTGAACAAGCTAGGATGCAGTCTGAGATCATTGAGTCCTACCACGACAAAGAAGAAGATGCGCGGAATAAGTATGATGACTTTGAACAAGTCGCATATAACCCCAAGCTTCCAATCACTGACGCGATGGCTCAAACGATTCAAGCTTCAGAAGTTGGCCCCGATATGGCTTATTACCTAGGGTCTAATCCAAAAGAAGCCGAACGTATTTCTCGTTTATCACCACTCCAGCAGGCCAAAGAATTAGGGAAAATTGAGGCTAAATTAGCTGATAACCCAGTAGTAAAAAAGACTTCGAGCGCCCCAGCACCAATTGCTCCGATTACGGCGAG